AACAACTTCACTATATTAGAGGACAAATCAAAGGCCTAGAGTCTTTGCTTCAGGATCTTAAAGACCTGCAAGAAAAACAGGAGCTACTAAATGACAAAGAACTTCGAGACTTCGAAGGAAGTACCTAAGAAAACAGAAGCATTATTAGATGCTTACAAATCAAAAGATGAAATCAACAGTACCCAGCTAGATGTTAAAGCTATTGAAGGTAATAAAAACCTTTTAGATAGACTACCTACACCAACTGGCTACAGACTTTTAGTTTTACCATACGCTGGTCCTAAAAAAACTAAAGGTGGACTTTATCTTGCTGACACAACTCAAGAAACAATACAGATGACTACCGTATGTGCATATGTATTGAAGATGGGGGATCTTTGCTACAAAGACAAAGAAAAATTTCCAGAAGGCCCTTGGTGTAAAAAGGGTGATTGGATTATTTTTGGACGTTATGCTGGATCTAGATTCAAAATAGAGGGCGGAGAAGTTCGTATCTTAAATGATGACGAAATAATCGCTAAGATTAATAATCCGGAGGATATTTTGCACGCATACTAACACATACGCAATTAAACAGGAGCTACAATGGAAAACACCGAAGAAATAAAAAATCCAGAAGTTGAATTAGATACTGATGGAGTAAAAGAACAAACACTTGAAGTCGAAGAACAAAAAGTCGAGACTTCTGAAACTGAATTACCTAAACAAGAAGTAGACTTAGGATATACAGAACCTAAGCCTGAAGGAATTGAAGGCATCACAGTTGAAACAGTAAAAGAAGAACCTAAAAAAGAAATTAAAGAAGAAAGTCTTTCTGATGTTTCTGAAAAAGTTAAAAGAAGAATAGATAAGCTAACTTTTAAAATTAGAGAATCTGAAAGAAGAGAAAAAGCTGCTTTAGATTATGCAAAAGGGTTAAAAAACCAACTTGATGATACTAAAAATCGTTTCTCAAAAACTAGTAAGAGTTATATTGAACAATTTTCTGCTAGAGTTGTTGCTGAACAAGAAGATGCTAAAAAAGCGTTAAGAGATGCTATTGCAGATCAAGATGCTGATAAAATAGCTGAAGCAAATTCTAGAATAGCTACTTTAGCGGTAGAAGCAGAAAAAGTTAAGATGACTCAAGCTGAAGAAGAGGCTAAAGAAGAAAAAGCTAAAGCTGAAGCTAAAGTAGAACAACCAATACAACAAGCACCTCAAACAAACGTTGCACAACCTTCTGGTAAAGCTAAAGAATGGGCTGAAAAAAATGAATGGTTCGGTAGCGATAAAATCATGACAAGTGCTGCATTCCAAGCTCACAATGACCTTGTTGAGCAGGGGTTTGACGCAGAGAGTGATGAGTATTATAATGAAATTGATAAAGTTATGAAGGATAATTTTCCTCATAAATTTAGTCAACCACAGGAGCAAAAGAAACCCGTCCAAACTGTTGCCTCTGCACAAAGAAACCAAAACGGACGCCGATCAGTGAAACTCACCAAGTCACAAATAGTTATCGCTAAAAAACTAGGGGTGCCACTAGAGGAATACGCAAAATACGTGAAGGAGAATGCAAATGGATAATAATATCAAAAGAACCTCACGCCAGTCAGAGACTAGGCAAGAAACACAAAAACCTAGCGCTTGGGCTCCACCATCGAGTTTAGACGCACCACCCGCTCCACAGGGCTTTGCCCATCGTTGGATACGAACGAGCGTGGCTGGATTTGAGGATACAGCTAATGTAACCAAAAAATTCAGAGAAGGTTGGGAATTTGTAAGAGCAGAAGAGATTAAAAACTCAGCTGACGTAGGCAAATACCCGATCATCAATCAGGGGCAGTATCAAGGGTGTATTGGAATCGGTGGCCTTGTGTTGGCAAGGATACCTGAAGAGACATTAAAAAGCCGTGCAGAGTATTTCGATAGAATTACTCAAGATCAAATGGATGCGGTTGACAATGATCTAATGAAGGAACAACGACCTGAAATGCCAATCAATATTGATAGGCAATCAAGAGTTACCTTTGGTGGTAGTCGTAAAAAATAGTTTTTTTGCATTACCTACCGAGTTAGCTTGGAGTTAAACTAAACATAAAACGGAGAAAACAACTATGGCAAATCAACTAGAAAAGTTCGGTCTAAGACCGCACAGAAAACTAGACGGTACACCATTAGTAGGTGCTCAAAACAGATACACTATCAAAGCCAATTATGGAACTGCGATTTACCAAGGTGATTTGGTTATTCCAACATCAACTGGAAATATTGAAAGACATACTGGTCATACTAGTGACGCTGTTGTGGGTGTTTTTAACGGAGTGTTTTATAACGATCCAACTACTCAAAAGCCAACGTTCAGCAATTACTACCCTGGTTCAATCAATCCAAGTGAAGGCAATATCACTGCCTTTGTTGTTGATGATCCAGACGCAGTATTTTTAGTTGATGCGGATGCGGCTTTTACAAGAGCAGATCTGTTTAAAAACTACTCTGTTACTACTGCAGGCGGTGTAACACAAACAGGAATATCAAGCGTACAATTAGACGTTAGCCAATCAGGCACAGCGGCTACTTTTGCGGTACAAGCAATCGATATATCACAGGATCCAGATAATTCGGATACTACTACATCGAATGCTAACATTCTTGTTAGAATCAACAATCACTTCTACAGAAGTGGTACAGGCTTAGCGTAATAGATAAAGGAGAATAACTATGGCAATATCACGAGCACAGCTAGTTAAAGAACTAGAGCCAGGTTTGAATGCTTTATTCGGCCTGGAATATAACAGATATGAAAATCAACATGCGGAGATTTTCCCGTCTGAAACATCTGACAGAGCTTTTGAAGAAGAAGTAATGTTAAGCGGTTTCGCTTCAGCACCAGTTAAACAAGAAGGTGCGGGAGTAGTGTTTGATCAAGCAGGTGAAACTTTCACAGCAAGATACACACACGAAACAATCGCTTTAGCATTCTCTATCACTGAGGAAGCAATCGAAGATAACCTGTACGACAGATTAGCTGCAAGATACACAAGAGCTCTTGCAAGATCTATGTCGAACACTAAACAAGTTAAAGCAGCATCTGTGTTAAACAATGCACAGAAAACATCTGGATTTAACGGTGGAGATGGCGTTTCACTAATTAACAACGCTCACCCGTTAGCTACAGGCGGTACGTTCTCAAACGTACTAGCAACTGCTGCCGACCTTAACGAAACTTCACTTGAGCAGTCGTTAATCGATATTTCATCTTTTGTAGATGAAAGAGGATTAAAAATTGCGACTCAAGGTAGAAAAATGGTAATTCCAAAAGAATTACAATTTACTGCTGAGAGAATCATGAAGTCTCCTCAAAGAGTTGGCACTGCTGATAACGACATCAACGCAATCGCTAATATGGGTATGGTTCCAGAAGGCTATGTAGTTAATAACTTCTTAGCTGACACGGATTCATATTTCCTATTAACTGATGCACCTAACGGTTTTAAACACTTCATTAGAAGTCCAATTAAAACTGCTATGGAAGGTGATTTCGATACAGGAAATGTTAGATTTAAAGCTAGAGAAAGATACTCTTTTGGATTCTCTGATCCAAGATGTGTCTTTGGTAACGGAAATCTACCAACTAGTTAATAATTAATAATAAACATTAATTACTCTAAAGGGGCGGAGTTTACTCTGCCCCTTTTTTTATGTATAATTTAAAGACCTAGAATAATAATTATTATGTAGACTGGCTAGGCAGACGGTATAGAGACTACATAACTAATGCTATACAAAGGAGAAAATTATGGCTAACACTACATTTACAGGACCAGTACGATCCGAAAACGGTTTTATTGGTGCTACTAAAAATGCTTCAACTGGTGCTTTCACAAATGTTTTTGAAATAAATTCATCTGGTCAGTACGTTGGAACACAATTACAAGGTCAAGGCGTTGTAGCAACTGCTCAAGTTAATGCAACTGCTGGAACAAACGAAGTTATATTTGCACAACCTGCAAGATCTATCATTACAAGTATTCAACTTGTATGTACATCTGCACCAACTGTTGCTTCAGGTGACATTGGTTACAAAGTTGGAACTGCTACAGGAGGTGCTCAATTAGTTGCTGCAGTAACAGATCACATTTTAGATGGTGGAACAACTGTTGCAGAAGGAGCTCACTTTACTACAACTCTTTTAGATACAACTGCAAGCGATGCTGCTCCAGCGATATCTCCAAGAGTAAATACTTCAATTAATTCAACAAGAAATATATTCTTACAGATCACTAATACTACAACTGCATCTACTCAAGGATTATTTACTTGGATTGTTGCATACAAAATATATGGTTAATTAATTAGTGGCTCCTTCGGGAGCCACAACTAAAGGAGAAGATTTATGGGTGGAGGAAGTTTCACATCAGATCAGTCGGTAGCACAT